GGTCCATGGACTTTACGTCCATGGATCTCGTTTGAGTTATTTGGCAGGAAATGCCGCAGTAAGTTACTAGATAAGTACGTGTGGCATTCGTGCCCACGTAAGTATCATTGTAAAGTATTGTAACATGCTCATATAAAATTCTATTATCGTTATAACTAGCGATTAGAAATAATTAGTTAACATTTCGAGGAGCCTACCACTCCTCTTTAATATAAAAAGGTTATCCGCGAGAATGCGAACTCGTTTGAATAAATAAATACGCACTAGCCTAGCTACTTCGGCTTATAATGGAAGTGCAAATTGGTGGATATTTCAATTCAGGTTTTATTTGTTTCCTTTGATAAATGTATGACCACCCATACAAAGCATCATCAAAACATTGTCTTTATGACGCCACAACCACGTGGTCTGAACGGTGCGCCTAGTAAGACCCACCTGTCACAAGACTTGTCTTGTGACACTCCTTTTGCATCTGCAAACTCTCTCTCTTGCGCCAGTTCGGCAAAACAAGCAAAGAAAGAGTCAATACAGAACCGTCCAACGGCGGAGTCAACCGTTGGCCTATACCACAGGAAAGAGGATAAGAGAATCATAAAAATGACTCCTAACACCACAGAATTTGAACTTTATGGCGTTGGAGAAAATCATTATTTGAAAAAGAAGATCGGAAAGAAAAATCGCAAATTGAAAGAAATGAAAGCGAAGAATCGAGGTTACAAACCTCATTTTGGCCCTGAAGATTTTGCTTTTCTCACCGAATCCTTCGCGGATATTTCTAAGGTTACTGGCGTTGAAGTACCCGATGAATTGTGGAGAAAGATTGAAGGTGTTGTCGCCCTTTTTATTAATCTCAAGGAATGTACCACCTACACACAGTTCACAGCCGGAATTTTCTTGTATGTGAGAGACTTTTACGAGTCCTCTATTACCAAGGAGATAATGGATTACATTTCCAACTTGTTAAACGATTCCGTTTTTGAAAAGCAGGATGGCCCTGATGAGACTACACCCAACTGGATCAAGATGTTACGCAACATTAAGGATAATTGGGCACTCGTTAAGAGCAATAAAGCTTTCGGACAGTTTTCCAAATTGATGGGACTTTTGGTTACACTCGGTATGTGTGACGCCGCAGCATTGCAGTTTGAAATTGCTGGGTTTAAAGTTTTCGATAGCGAAATTACAAAGAAGCATATGTCCGCATTTGATGTGGCAGAAGCCCTTTTGGGCACAGTCACCTATTTTGTTGAGGGCGCTTATTTGTGTTTCAAAACCGGGTCCATCAAACCATTGTTATTGAACGATTTTGCCGTCTTGGAGTTAGACGAAGAATTCACGAATATTATAACATGGTGGGAACTTGTTAAAAATGGAAATTTGCATCGTACTGTTGGAATGGAAGACTCAGAGTTTATCAGGCGTTTGGATGCCGTTATCGTTAAGCTTTCGACGTTAGTTATGAGCCTCAAGGGGCTTGACAAGAAATTGGTTGTTGATAAGCTGACACGTTGCAAAGGCATACGTAATGAGTTAACCATTTTGAAGATCAGTTCAGGGACTCGACGATCACCATTCGCATTTGAATTGTTTGGTGAAAGTAGCATGGGCAAAACTACGTTTGGAGATCAACTGACTGATGCATTGTTGACAAGTGCTGGATTGTCCACGGATAAGACTTACAGGGCTGCATTGAACCCTGGTGACAAGTATTTTTCCAATTGGACATCAGACAAAACCGTTGCCATTTTGGATGACGTAGCAAATGAAAAGAGCAATTTTGTTGAGAAACCTCCTACGAGAGCGATTATCGATATTTGCAACAATCAAATGTATTACGCACCAAAAGCTGAATTAGAGGCAAAAGGGAAATGTTTTGTGGAACCCGAAATTGTTTCAGTGACTACGAATGTTAAAGACTTGGATGCCCGAGTTTATTCCAATTGCCCATATTCTGTTCAGCGTCGAATGGATTTGGTATTCACTGTGAAGTGTAAACCGGAATTTCAGAAGATCATTAATGGCAAATGTTGTGGTGTTGACTCCTCTGCTGTGAGGAGATATTATACGGTTGATGGTGAATACAAACCACCACCAATCGATGACATTTGGACGTTAGACATTGAACAGGCTGTCGCGCCAGAAGAGTTGCGCACGACAGCAACATATGCCCCTGTTACATGGCGAGGCCAAGAAATGAAAGATGTTTCGCCAGTTGTTGCAATTCAATGTGCCATCGAGGCATTTACTGAACACAGGGAAAATCAGTATGCAATTATGGAAAGCATGAAGACCCGAGAAAGATGTTTGGAAGTTGTTCTAAACCAGGGTGTAGATTCCTTAAGGGAATGTGCCCTGATCATTATGATAATCAACTTGGATTTGAAACCGCTGTTGCCATTAATCGGATTCGGAAAATGTTTTCGAAGCGTTTCGAGGATGATTCAGAGGCTTTTTCCAAGCGTATTGAAAATGCTGTTACCACGAAATTGTATAACACAGCCACAAATTTTCTTGATAAGTGGGATTGGATGTGCGTCATTCCGTCCAAGTACTTTGAGAATGAGAAGGTCATTGACTTTCTTGAGTGGTATTATGGTGACCAGCTGTTTAAAGCTTCCAAGGCAAGATCATGGATTCTTTACAGTTTGACTGGCATTATTGCGTATGTTTCATGGCGTGCAGGCATTTTATTTTTCATGTTTTCTTGGTTGATCCACAATTTTGTTGGAATTAATACCAAGCGAGAGATACTTGTTAGGGAATTGAGACGGAGAAATGACACTCTTCCCAACATCGTCAAAAATGCACGTGACAAATACGCTGAAGCCATTTGTTATACGTCGGCAACAATTGCCGCATTGTACGCCATTTCGAAGGTGTACGGGCATTATCGTAAATTACGCGAGTCACACAGTGGTCTTGAACCGAAGACCCAGGAAGAAGTTGACAAGCGCGATGCTCAAGCAAACGTTTGGACACCAGTTGTCAAGCGTGAATTGCCAACCTCGAACGAGAGCAAGTGTTGTTCAGCTGATGAGCTTGCTTCAATTGTGAAGAAGCAATTGCGATATGCCACATTACGGACTGAAAAACGGAAGATGATGGCAAACATTTTGTTTATTAGGTCCAATGTAGTTGTTTTACCTGACCATTATTTTGAGGATACTGAATTCCTTGATGTTAAAGCGTGTAGAGATGAAGCGAACGCGCTTGGTGGTTCATTTGAAAGTAAATTGCATAAAGCAGCTTCTGTTGCTATTCCCGACACAGATTTGAGATTGTGTTATTGTCCCAGTGGAGGGACATTTAGGGATATTGTGAAATATTTTCCTGTTGGTGAAGTTGTCAGCCATCCATTTCAAATGTTGTATCGGATGAAGGATGGTGATGTACTCGAAGCTTGCGGTTTAGGTGTAGCTGAAATGTGCGATAATGAAGCCAAGCAGTTTATGGGTGTCGATTACAAAAATTTGACGATTAACACGTTCGCAGGAATGTGTGGTGCCGTTTTGATTTCCAAATCGAAAGCAGCGGCAATTACAGGTTTCCATCTTGGAGGCCATGCCGGAACACCACATGGGTGTGCTGGCAGTTTGATGCAGATGCAGATTTATGATGCGTTATCGAAATTGGAAAAGATTGAGGGAGTTGTTTTATCTGGAGTCGCATCCAAGTTTCAACCTCAATCATTGGGTGTTACGGTCATGAAGGATGATCCGTTGCATCCAAAGAGTCCCATTAATTATTTGCCAATTGACTCGCAATTTGTGTATTATGGCAGTTGTGTGGGACAAACGACATCTCGTTCGGATGTTCGTCGCACGCCCATCTCGGAACACGTTGCCGAGATTTGTGGAGTGCAAAACAAGTGGGGAGCGCCCAAAATGAAACCTGAGTGGTTCGGGTGGCAAACATGTCTTGAAAATGCCAGTAAACCTGGCAAAGCTTTCCCACATGATCTTTTGACCGCATCGATTTTGGATTACAAGCGACCTTTATTGGAATTGATTCGCTTGCCGATGTGGAATAAGATTAAACCATTGACTGATTTGGAAAATCTATGTGGGATTCCAGGATGTAAGTTCATTGATGCAATTAATTTGAACACATCCATTGGATTTCCATTGACAGGGCCTAAGCGTAAGTTTGTTACAGAACTCGAACCCACGCCGGAACAACCAAACAATCGTATTCTCGATGATGTTATCATGGACGAGATTGCGAGAGTTGAAGGGTTGTACAAAGAGGGTAAGAGAGCTTACACTATTGCGAAGGCTTGCAAGAAAGATGAGGTTTTGCCCGTTGCGAAGGGCAAATGTCGGATCTTTTATGGAAACCCGATAACCCTGACATTTTTGGTACGTAAATATTATTTGCCAATTTTGCGTTTCTTGCAGATGAATCCATTGAAGTCTGAATGTGCTGTTGGAATCAATTGCCATGGACCAGAGTGGGAAGAGTTTTACACTCATGCGACCCATTTTGGAAGTGATCGCTATTTTGGAGGTGATTATGGCAAGTATGATCAAAAGTTGCCTAGTCAATTGTTATTTGCTTCATTGCGCATCTTGATGGATCTCGCTCGTGAGTGTAATTACTCTGAGGAAGACATTGGTGTGATGCAAGCAATGACCGGAGATTTGGTGTACGCAATGATTGCTGTGAATGGAGATTTGATCGGTTTACAGGAGGGGACCCACATTAGTGGAAACTCCTTGACCGTGATTCTGAACGGAATTTGTGGAAGTCTCAACTTGAGGAACTTCTTTTATACGAGGTACCCTTTGAGCATCCCTTTCCGTGACGCCGTTCATATTATGACATACGGTGATGACAACATTGGAAGCGTTTCACCCGATTACCCTGAGTTTAATATTAAAGGATGTTCGGAGTTTCTCGCATCGTACGGACAAGTGTACACTATGCCTGATAAGGAGAGTGAATTGAAGGCGTACCTTGATCCAAATGATTTTGAGTTTTTGAAGCGTAAGAGTTATTACCACAGTGGTATTGGTCAGCATGTTGGTGCTTTGTTAGAGGATTCGATTTTTAAATCCTTGCATTGCTATATGAGACCCAAGGGTTCTCCCTTGACGCCACAAGAGGCTTGTGCTCAGAACATCGATGGAGCTATGAGAGAGTGGTTCAACCATGGATATGAGGTGTATGAGAAACGCCGAGAGCAGATGCAACAAGTTGCAGAAAAGGCTGGAATTCGTCATTTGTGTACTTCATTAGATTCGACTTATACTTGTATGGTCGGAGCTTGGTGTCAGAAGTATGACCCTGCGTATCAGGGATCTGGACAAGTTGAGGAAAAGAAGCCCTACAAGCCGCAAAGTGGTGATGAGACGGAAGACAGATCATTGTATTTGCAGACCGCATTTGATGTGAAGATGGCTCTGCTTGCTACTGATTGTGTCGTGTGTCACAGTACGTTAGGCGAGATTGACATGGTCTTTGAGAAGTTGCAAGATGGAATTAGACATATTTTGATCGTTGAGGTTAAGGGCACGACTAATAATCGTCATAAAGGAATTAGTCAAGTGAAGAAGTATGCTTCTGTTGTGAAGTTGCTCCAACCACATGCCAGTGTGATGGGTGTTTTGGTTACACCTACTGGTATGACTGTCCATTACTTTGACGGTTTTAGCTTATCTGGCTGGTTTGCTATTGCTGCGAATTCGTCGGAGGTTTTCCAAGAGTGTGTCGCGCACGCTGCTTTGGATTTTTAGCCCGTCTTGAACAGACGTTAAACAGTTCCCCAGTTTCAAATCTGATGGTAAGCAAAATTGTGTTCCTTGTATGGATACCAGTATGTCGCATTTTGTGTGTTATTGCGGATGTATTAGGCTTCTTGGGACAATTTTAAGTTCGGAAGGTTTCGAGCTAAATACCCTGCAGACGTGTGTACCTGATGCAGTCCACGTTCAAGAAACAATGTATTAACAAGAATTTTACTTTAAAACAATTAATTGAAATGATTGAAACAACAGAGGCTATTTTGGCCTTATCCGGTGAGAGACCGGTGGAAAATGAGAAGAAGAATGTCGTGTATGTTCCTCAGTCTGGTATAACGGAAGATGTGTCCGTTATGAAGTTGGCAACAGCTTCAACACACGAGAATGTGGAATTTAAGGACCAGATGCCTGCTTATGCTTACGATGTGGATTCAGAGATGGATCCTACTCGTGGTCTTCAGGACACCAATGACGCTACGTTAGATAATTTCTTTCAAAGGCCGATTAAGATCCACGAAGAAGAGTGGGGTACTGGTACGACATTAGGTTTTGACATTGACCCGTGGTCATTATTTTGACAATCCACGTGTCATTAACCGTATTGCAAATTATAATTTGTTGAAAGCCAAATTGCATGTCAAGGTAGTTATCAACGGTAACGGTTTTCAGTACGGTCGCGCCATTGCGGCGTATCTTCCATTGGATAACGACGACTCTTTGTCAACATTGAGTGCGTTGGTGCAGACTGACTTGGTGCAAACCTCGCAGTTGCCGCACATATACTTGGATCCTACTACCTCTACAGGAGGTGAGATGGTATTACCATTTTTGTGGTATAAGAATTATTTGTCGATTCCTGCGGCTGAGTGGTCGTTGATGGGTAGAATGTATTTTCGTTCCCTAAACGATCTCAAACATGCTAATGGAGCATCAGACCAAGTGACAATTTCGGTTTTCGCTTGGGCATCTGATGTATCGATGAACGTTCTTACATCTGAGGATCCAGTCACTATTTCGGCACAATCCGGTGAAGAATCAGAGATTGATGAAGCTAACAGAAGCGGTATGATTTCCAAACCCGCTTCTGCTATAGCGAAGGTTAGCAATGCTTTAGCGGTCATACCGCCTATAGCGCCTTTCGCTTTGGCTACATCGAATGTTGCTAATGCGGTTGCGAGCGTAGCTCGCCAATTTGGGTATTGTAGACCTCCGGTCACACAAAATCCGGACCCGTATAGGCAGCATCCAATTTCTCATTTAGCAACGACAAATGTTCCCGATACTGCTCTTAAGTTGACGGTTGACGACAAGCAGGAGTTGTCTATTGATCCGCGAATTGCTGGTTTAGGGAATAACGATCCGATGTCCATCAAGGAGATTGCGAAGCGTGAATCCTATTTGACCAAATTTTCATGGAATATAGGGACAGCACCTGAGACGTTGCTTTGGAATGCACGAATTGATCCAGTAACTTGGGCTGAAGATAGCCTTGACCCTGTCGGATTTCATTTTCCGGCTTGTGCCATGGCTTCTTTGCCGTTCAAGTATTGGACAGGATCGATGAAGTTTCGATTTCAAATCGTATGTTCCGCTTTTCACAAGGGAAGGATCAAGGTCGTGTATGATCCGAATTTCCTTGATACGAATGAGTACAACACCAATTATCTTCAGGTGATTGATATTGCGGATACGCAGGATTTCACCATTGAGATTGGCAATGGACAGACCACAACTTTGTTGGATCATCATTTGCCTGGGGTTGATTCCGTTACTCAAATGTATTCCACTACAGCTTACACTGCCCAAGAGGAGGGGAATGGTGTAATTGGTGTGTATGTGGTTAACGAGTTGACAACTCCCAACAGTACGGTTACGAATGACATTGAGGTTAACGTCTTCGTTTCCATGGGAGATGATTTTGAAGTGTTCGTCCCTGACGATCATTACCAGAGGTTTGTTTATAAGCCACAGTCTGGTGAAGAAGTTGAGGGAGGAAAGGTTGTTACCGAGGCTCAAAACACTTCGGAGCCATCAGCACCGCAACAAGCGGAGTCTGATAAGGTCGGTCCAACCATGCAAGATAACGCATTGATAAACATGGTTTTCACCGGTGAATCAATAATGTCGTTTCGAACGATGTTGAAGCGTTATCAATTGTGGAGGCGACAAATTCCAACAGCAGACGACCAAGATTATTATTGGACGGGTGTTAGGAATAGTTTCCCTTTGTTACGAGGGAATGTCGCTGGAGCTGTAGATACGACAGGTGCTGCCGCTTCATACAACTATTGCAATAGTTTGTTACTCCACTGGGTCACTTTGGCCCATCAAGGATGGCGTGGTTCTATACGTTATAAGATGTTAATGAACAACACTGTCGCCCAGAGGGTGGCTGCAACGGAGAATTTAGATAATTCACTCTACGTTCAACGTGAGCCATACTTTGTTTCTTACGCAGACACGCGTGGAGCCTTTAGTGGCTACACAGCAGATGATGACGCGGCTTGGTCGGCCGTGCTTGATGCCAGTGGCCTGCCGCAAGCTCCGAATGTTGGTACTAAGGGAATGCTTTATGCAAACTCGAAGGTTAATCCAGCTGCGGAGTTTGAGGTACCATTTTACTCAAATTTTAGATTCGTACCCGGTAAGGTATCGAATTTGTCGACGGCGAATGTCCCTGCGGAGGGATATCGTTTTGAGATGAAAGGATATGGAACAAACAAGTTTTCCGTGGATTTTCACGTCGCAACAGGAGAAGATTTCCAAGTTTACATGTGGACTGGATTGCCTCGTATGTATTATGAGACTCTTCCTCCTACTCCTTAGAAGTTTATAGGAGTGCCTAGAGATGGGCATAAAACTATCTACCATACTGTGGCCGTATGGGTGTGCTTTACGCATGAACTGGCTACGCTGTATCTGATGTGACATCAGGTTTTCCCCAGCGTAGCTGGGTTTTACTGGAGTCACAAATTTAATTAGCGTGGTCAGACGAGATAATCTCGAACTGAGGGACCTTTGAAGTTTTGTACAAGGTCCCTCGGCGCTCT